GCGTGCGGTGGGCGCACCCCGGGCGCGTGCGGGTCATCCCGGCGGCCGACGGCACACCTCTGGGCTACGAGATCGGCAGCGACACGTCCGCGCAGTACCCGCCCGAGGCGGTGCTTTCCGTGCTGACCTTGGGCGTCCTCGACGGCCCCGAGGCCCTCGTCGGTGTCGGCGCGACGCAGGTGCTACACAGCGACCTGACCGCCGATCAAGCGCTCGCCGCCGGCACCGCGCGCAAGGCCCGCTCCGGCCGCCCCGCCGCGATCTATCGGCCTGCATCCAAAGACGTCGGGCAAGGTTGGACCGCCGCGCAGATCGCGGTGATCAAGACGCAGATCGGGCGCCTATTCAGCGACAGCGACGGCGGGGTCGCTGTCCTCGGCACGGCCGGCGCCGAACTTGACACGCTCGATTGGGCCCCGAAGGACATGGACGGTCCCGCGCAGCGCGCGTGGACCCGTGACCTCATCCTCGCCGTCTTCGGCGTGCCGCCCGTGCGTCTCGGCGTGGATGCCGCCAACATCTACGCCACCGCCGGCGCGCAGCTCACGTCGTACTGGACAGACCTCCGGGGCAAGATTGCCCCGCTCGACGAGGCGCTGACCATGCTGGCGCGCCGGATCGACCGCGACGCGACCATCGCAGTCGAGCACGACTTCAGCGGCGTGGGGCCGCTACAGGCTGCCGATAGCGACATCCTCGCCCGGATCGGCGCACACATCGCGAACGGCATGGACCCGGCGACCGCCTACGCATACGAGGGCTGGGACGACGTGCCCGAGGGTGCTTTCACCGCGCCGCCGGCCGCGACAGACCCCGCCGGACAGACCCCGGGCGACAATGATGAGCCGGCAGAGCGCGCCGCGGAGGACGCCGAGCTCGCCGCGGCTTTGGGGGACGCCCACGAGGTCCTCGCGGACGACGGGGCATCGGACGAGGAGCGGGCCGCCGCCCTGGCCGCCATCACAGCAGCGGCGGAGGCGCTCGCGTCGAGGGGGGATGTGTGATTGTCGCCCGCGCCGCCGGCAAGCCCCCGCGCCTGACGGTCGCCCGGTCGCGCCGCATCGTCGGCAAGGCCCGCCGCGCTCAGGAGCGCGCCCTACTGCGCGCATGGTCCGGGGCGCTCCGGGCCCAGCGTGACCGTCTGATCGACCGCCTGGGGGCCATCGACGCCGCCCGGGGTGTACGCGCTGGCCTATTGGCGCCTATCGGGGCTCCTCCCGTCCGGCGCGTGCTCATCGCCGATGACGTGGCTGCGCTGTTCGCCGCCGCCGCCGAGGCTCTGACCATCGCGGAGGCCGTCGGAAACGTCATCGGGGCGACCGTGCAGGTTGGATGGGGTCTGTTCCGGGCATGGCTGACCGCGCCCGACGGCCGCGGCATCGCTTGGGAACCGACCCTGACACCCGCGCCCGGACTGTTGGCGGAGATGGTGACCCGGGTCAACGAGACGACAAAGCGGCAGATCGAGGCCGAAGTGCTCGCGGGCATCACCGCCGGCGAGTCTATCGGCGACATCCAAGAGCGCGTCCGGTCGTCGCAAGCCTTCAGCGCCACGCGCGCCCTAACCATCGCCCGGACCGAGACAAACCGCGCCTTGCAGGCCGGTACAGACCTCTCATACAGTCAGGCGGCCAACCTTGGGATCGACTTCGAGGTGGAGTGGGTTCGGGCGCCTCTCCCAGTCGAGCCAGACCGCTCCCATCGCCGCTGTCATGGCCAGCGTGTTGCGCCCGGTGGTGTGTTCGTGATACCGTCGGGCCAAGATGTAGGCGCCCGCGCTCCGCACCCCGGTGGCTTCGGCATCGCCCGCCAGGACATAAACTGCCGGTGTGCTACCCGGCCCGTCTTCGAGGACTGACCCCATGCTCTGCGCCCCGGTCATCGCCCGCCCCGCCGATGTGCGCCGCGCCTTCATTGAGCGCCGCGCGGCGGGGGGTCTGTCTGCCGGTGAGACTGAGCCGGCCCCTCTGTTTCGGTCGCTCATGCTCCGCGCGCTGCCGATGCCGGGAGAGACCCCCTCCGGGGGTGAGTCCCCGCGCTATCGGTTCGTGATGTCGATGAGCACGCCGGATGAGGCGTCGGATCTCGTCATGCAGGATTGGGACCTCTCCCGCTTCGCGCAGAACCCCGTGGCCTTCTTCAATCACGCCGCATGGGGCCTCCCCATCGGCAAGTGGGCTGACCTCGCCGTCACCGACATCGCCCCCGGCGTGAAGGCGCTGACCGGCGTCTTTGTGCCCTCCGACGCGACCGAGACCAGCCGCGCCGTCGCCCGGCAGCTCAGCGAGGGCGTGCTCAACGCCTGCTCTGTCGGGTTCATCCCCGGCAAGATGACGGATCGGAGCAAGTACCCCACCGATGACCCACGTTGGGCGCCCCGCGGCTATGTGTACGAGGCTCCCCGGCTCATGGAGTGCTCTATCGTCGGGACGCCGATGCATCCCGACGCCATCGCGCAGCGCGCAGCGGGGCAGCCCCCGGCGCCCCCCGCCGATGCGCCGGCGGCCTTGCCGCCCGACGAAGAGACCCCCGCGCCGGATGCGCTCGACCTCATCGCCCGCGCCCTCGCGGGTCTGTTCCCCGTCACCGCGTCCTCTGTCTGACCCTCTCCCCCGCGCCGGGCGGCCCTCCCGGTCATCCACCCACAGGAGGCCACGATGGCCGACAGCAGCACCCTCCAGGCCCAGGTCGACGCCCTCGTCGCCAAGGCCATTGTGACCGCCCAAAACGACGTCGAGCGCAGCGTCAACGACGTGAAGCTCACCCAAGAGCGGCAGGCGGCCGACGTCGCCAAGCTTGACGCCGAGCTGGCCAAGCTCAAAGCTCGCGAGCTCGCCGGCACCCCCGCGCCCTTCGACGGCCCGGCCGCGAGCCTCACTCGCGCGTTTGGCTGCAATGACGGTCTCCAGATGTTCGGCGCCGTGCGCCGCATCTCCTTCGGCGGCGAGCAGTACGTCGAGCGCGCCGACGGTCTCCTGACCTCGACCCGCACCTTTGGTGAGAGCCACGCCGAGATCAAGGACCTCTTCGAGGCGCTGTACATCCGCCTTGCCCTGCGGGGCATCCGCCTGGATCGCGCGTCCGGCGGCGAGTTCGGCCGCGCGTCGCTGGAGCACGGCGGCGACATCCTCGCCCGCCTCTCCGACCGCATCCAGCGCGCCGGCCTCGCGACCGATGGCGTCGCCGCCGTCCGGCGCGTCTTCGGCGTCAGCGCTGGCAACGGCGCCGACTTCACCCCCGGCGAGGTCATGCTCCCCGAGATGATGCGCGTCGCCGCCGCCGCGATCATGGACAGCCCCGTGGGCCTGTTCGTGCAGAAGACGCTCAACGACAAGAACGTCAAGAGCCCTCTCTCCACCGCGCGCCCCCGGCCCTACCTCCAGGGCGCGGCCACCGCCTCGGCCGCGGCGGACTTCATCACGTCAGCGATGGGGACCAGCGCGCTCGGCTACACCGTCAAGGACATGGCTTGCGCCGTGATCTACGACCGCAACGCCGATGCGGACAGCATCATCAGCTACCTCCCCGAGCTCCGCGCGCAGGTTGCCGAGGCGATGTCCCTGGCCCTCTTCGACGCGATCCTCAACGGCGACACCAACGCGACGCACCAGGACAGCCTTGGCGCCTGGGCGCCCGAGGGTGTGTTCCCGGCCGCGGCCCCGTCGGGCGGCGCCTCTGTCGGAGGTAGCCTCGACCACCGCCGGAGCTTCTTGGGTCTGCGGGCGCGGGCGTTCGACGTCGGCGCCACGGCCAAGAAGGACCTCGCGTCGACCTATACCTTCGCGAAGATCCAGGACATGCACGGGATGATGACCGGCGGCGCGGGCCAAAAGACCGACCGCGTGGCGATCTTCGCCAGCTTCCAGGAAATCCTGTCGAAGTTCAGCACCATCGAGCAGGTCGCGACCCTGGAGAAGTTCGGCCCCCAGGCGACCGTGCTCAGCGGTCAAGTGGGCATGATCGGCGGTAAGCCGGTGATCCGGGCGTGGCCGCTCGGCCGCACCGGCGCGGAGACCGGCGCGTTCGGCACCGACGGCCTGCACAGCGCCACCCCCGGCAGCAACACCAAGGGCGGGATCGTGATGGTCGACCTGGAGCGCTACATCCTCGGCACCCGCCAGGGCTTGCGCATCGAGAGCGATGTCAACATCCTCAACAACACCGGCGCGCTGGTGGCTTCCGGCCGCTACGCCTTCGAGAGCACCGATCACGCCACCGCGCCCACCGCGGGCTCGACCGTGAACGTCGTCGTCGGCTACAACGCCTCCTGATCACCCATACCCACCCCGAGGTGACCCCATGTCTCTCCCTGTGTACCACCAGCTGGACATCCCGCGCGTCGGGACCGCCGCCGCCGGCGCCAACGAGATCGCCCGTTATGGCGTGAATGCCCTGCCGGTCAAGCTTCAGCTCGTCACGCTGCGGTTTGTGCCCGACACCGCCGTCACCGCCGACGATGTCAACAACGGCGTGCTGACCGTCAAGATCGGCGCGACCACCATCGCGACCCTTACGACCAACCTGGCCCAGGGCAACCTCGCGGCCGGCACCGTCTACGAGATCACCCCGAGCGCGTCGGGCGCTGATCTGGAGGTCGATGTCGCCGAGGCCGTCAGCGCGACGAAGACCTACGGCGGCACCGGCGCGGTCCTGAGCGGGATCGTGTCGATGCTCTGCCAAGAGGTCCGTAGCTGATGCCTTGCGCCCCCGCCGACGCCCCCGCGTTGGTGGGGGCCGCCCTGCCGGGCGCTGATACCCCTACGGCCGCGCCTGCGGTTGTAGGCGCCCCAGCGTCCGGCCCGCCTCTCCCTCGCGCCTACGCAGCCGTAGGGCGCGCCCCGGCCGGCCCCGCGTACCTCACGCGCAGGCTGGTCACCGCCCCCGGCGCCCAGCGCGGCCCGGGGGACCTCGACGCCCCGGACGGCGCCGCCGCCCTCACAGACCAGCATGGGGTGTCGCCGTGCCCGTGATCACCGCCGCCGCCGCGCGACTCCAGCTCCCCGGCCTCACCGGGACGCTGGAGGATACGCTGATCGAGACGCTGATCGACGCAGCGGACGGCATGATTGCCGCGGCGGTCTGTGCGGCGATGCCGGACAACGGCGCGCCCACACTCGGATCCACGACATACACGCTGATCGAGCCCGAGGTGGTCGTCAGCGAGGACGGGTACACGCTGCTCGTCCGGGCGCCCAACGTGACTGCCATCACATCGCTGCACGCTTCCGCCTCGCGGGTCTGGGATGCGGCATCATTGCGCGCGGCCGCCGGCTACGCCCTCGACGCCCGCACCGGGCAGATCGAGATCGACCCGGCATACCCTCCCCTGCCGCTCACCCGCCGGTCTGTCCGCGCCGTGGTCACCGCGGGCTGGGCGACCCTACCCGATGACTTGGCGCACGCCGTCGCGGTGATGACCCGGCACCTCTTCGACCTGCGGCATGGGCAGGGTCGCACCTCTCTCAGCGAGGCCGGCATCTCCACGTCCTTGCGCCCCGAGACGATGCCGGACGCCGTGCGTCAGATGATCGCCCGCTACGTCGTTCCGGTGGTGTGATGACCCCCGCCGAAGCCGCTGCGATGATCAAGAGGCTGGGGGCCGGCGGTTTCCGTGCGGCTGTCCATCGGACGATGGTGGAGACAGCCCTGCGCGGCGAGGGCTACGCGAAGGGCAACGCCGCGACGGTCCTCAATGTCCGCACGGGGCACCTACGCCGCTCTATCGCCGGGACCGTGCGGGACACGTCAGAAGGCCCCGAGGCGGTCATCAGCGCCGGCGGCAGGGTCAACGGCGGGGCATCGGTGCGCTACGCCGGGACGCACGAATACGGCGCGACCATCACCCCGAAGCGCAGCCGATACCTCCGCATCCCCCTCCCGCCCGCGCGCACCGCCGCCGGTGTCGACCGGTTCGGCGGGCCCCTGCGCCAAAGCGGCGCGGGTCTGTTCACGGTCATCAAGGCCAAGTCGGGGCGCCTCTTCCTGAAGCACAGGCCGTCCGGCGCGCTGTGGTATATGCTGGTGGAGAGGGTGACCATCCGCGCGCGCCCCTTCCTGCGCCCTGCGGCCGACCGCGCCGCGATAGACCTCCCCCGCGTCCTCGCCCGCAACATCACAGCCGAGCTCAAGCGTGTCTGACCGCGATACCACCGTCACCGACGTCATCTCAGCCGTGGGCACGATGCTCCTCACGGCGTCGGGCCTGTCGTCGGAGCGTGTGTCGTACGGCGCGACAGACCGCCCGCCCGTGACCGGTGACTGCGTGGCATGGCGCATGGTTACAACCACAGGCGGCCCCGCCGGTCCCGCGGCCCTCACGCGCTTCGAGACGGTCTCCACGTTTGAGCTCCGGGTATGGGCGCAGGGCACGGCAGACACCCCGCTGGCGCGCGACGTCGCGGCCGTAGGGCTGTGGCAGCGCGTCCGTGCGGCGACCATCACAGACCGGACGTTGGGGGCGACGGTGCGTGATGTGGTCTTAGGCGAGCTCACCGCGCCGTCCGCGGCCGCCGACGTCGGCGTGCCCGTGGGCTGCGCTACCGCGATCCTCACTGTCCGCTGGCAGTGGCAGGCGGTGCCGTAATGTCTTGGGTTACCGCATCCAACGGGTCAAACTACGCTTTCCGCGTGGCCGTGACGTGCGACACCACCGGCGCGACCCCCGGCGGCGCCGCGGTTGTGGCACGCCTTACCATTGGCCCGGACCTCGCACCCTTCTGGGACAACGTGCAGAGCAACGGCTATGACGTGCGCTTCGCCACGGGGGGGCGGTCTATCATCGCTCACGAGCGCGCGACGTGGGACTACACCAACCGGATCGCCATTTTCGACTTCGAGGTCGACGTGCCCGCGACCGCTCCGGCCGGCGCCGTCCGCACGGTCTACCTGTACTGTAGCCCCGCGACCGCGGTAGTCGTCGACCCGTCCGCCGGGCCCTTCGCTAACACCGTCGGGGCGTACGCCGAGCCCGGCCGCATCATGCCTGCCGGCCGCGCGATCCTGTGGGATAGCCCCT